CAATGGAATAGTTAATGAATTACCTGCACCAGGGTCGGGTTGCGTTGCCCCTACGGTTACATTTTCGTGAATCCAATTTTCCTCAAACACTGAGTGAGTGTCGTTAGTAATAGCTTCTTCACGTGATAAACTACGGAAGAACTGTAATAGTGGTAAACCTTGACTGCCGAAACGACGGTACAAAGTATTTGCAACTGATGGTTTAGCCCAATCGGCTGTCGCCATCCATAACTCGGTTCTTAAACCTGATACTGAATCTGGCATTTTCGTTAATTTTAGTTTTGTTAGTTTTGTTAGTTATCACTCTTTGCGTTAGTCTTTTTTTAATAAATGCCGTATTTTTTCTTAATGTATTCTACGTTTTTAGCGTTCTTTTCTGCAGGCGATAAAACACCATCTGATTTTTTTGCCCTCTCTGATAAAGCTGAAGAATTACCTACAAAAGCTAACCATTCGTCATCTTTTAAACCTCTAACATATTCTGCATAACCTTTCATTATGTTTTCTTTGTTTTCTAAGAAATATTGGTTTAAAGCGATATTGGTTAAAGTTTCTAATGATTTTCCTTCTTCAAAAGGTATCATACCACTAACAACTAAGTTAGCTGCATTTTCGATAACTTTTGTTCTTGCCTCATCTGTTAAGACATAATTAAATCCGTCTATTACAGGTATCTGCTTTAAGGTTTCGCTTTTTGAGAATTTATCAAAAACAGGTTTCCATTGTTCTACTCTTTGCTTTACAATTTCCTCTTGAGATAATTGCGTTTTTTTTTCGACCTTTGGTACTTCTATTTTCTTAAATTCTGACAAAATACGTTCTTTAGCATCTAATGCATCTGCTTCCATATTCCTGATAGCCCTTTGTTTTTTCTTGTTTAAGACTTCGTAATCATCATCGTCCTCGTCTAAATCCATAAAAGCTGACTCGTAACGTGCTATTATTTCCTCTTTTGCAAGTTCAGGCTTGTCTTTGAAATACGGTTTACTCTGCATTAAGTCCTGTACTAAGACCTGCATATTGTCCGGCTGTCCCCACATAAGATTTGCAATCCCTGCCCACTTATCGGGGTCATTCTTTTTCAATACATTCAACCTTAAAAAGTCTTCATCTATTTCAGGCATTTCATTTATTTCAGAAAGTTTTGCTTCATACTCCTTAATTTTATTGTTAAGAGTATTAAACTCCTGCTCTAAATGAGTTTCGTCCCTAAACCTGCCACCAAGTATCCCACTCGGCTTTTCAGGCTCTTTTGATTTTGACTCTTCAGGCGGTTGCTCTTGTTTTTGAGGTTCTACTTCTGTTTTTTGTACAGTTTCTCCACTTTGAGTATCTGTTACTTCAACAGGTTTGTTTTGCCCCAAAGCTAAAAGCTCGGCATTAGTCATTTGACTAACAGTTTTTTCAGTTGATTCAGTCATAATTAGTTATTTTAGTTTTAAATCATTTTAATATCACTATGCAAATATAATACAATTTTTTCATTTTGATACTATAATTGCAAAAATTATTCAGTCATTACTTCAGGAGTTTCAACTTCCGACTTTTTATATTCCCTTCTCGCACTTAATTCTCCTGACATTGCACCACTATTACCACCTTCTTCTTCTTCGATATTACTTTCCATTTCAGGCATCTCTCCTCCACCTTGCTCTGCTTGTTGCATTAACTCACCCATTTGTTCAGGATTAGTAGTCTGTCCGTTTTGTTGTCCGCCTGCCATTTCAGGCTGTCCCTGTGAATTTACATCTACACTCTTACCTGTTTCTAAATAATATTCAAATGCTTTAGTCTTTCTATCTTCCTCTCCTTTAGCTTTTATTACTGCTATCTCTCCTAAAACTTTTTCTTTATTTATTTGTGCCTCTAATTGTTTTTTAGCTTGTTCTTGCTCTGATGAGGCTTTTGATTGTAACATTATAGTTTCTTGACTTCTTTTTGCTGCTTCTTCTTCTTTCTTCTTTTCTTTATATGCTAAAAACATACGTGCAAAATTTATTCCGCCCGGACGATTCATTATGTTTTCTATAAGCATAAAATCTGCCATACTTATTCCAGGTACTCCATTTTTACCTGCCTGCATTGCTACAAGCCCTGCTTGTTTTATTTCGTTACGTTCCTGTTCAGTCAGTTTAGCATATATATAACAACCAAACTGTATAGGGTGTCTCCCAATAGCTTGTTTCATTGTTTCTATATCAGACCTACCTATAATATCATAATATCCTATTTCGTCGTTTTTATTGAAATAAATCATATTAGGAACTCTACAAGCAATATTATTAGCTGCACGTTCTTTTACGTCAATCCAACCATCATAAAGCACTTGCAAGGTATTGCTCGTTGCATCTACGCCTATTTGCGTTACCCCTACTGCTTGTTCGGCAGGAGTTTTCATTAATGCACTTACTCTATCAATACCCATATTTTCAGCAAGTAACTGAAAGTTTTTTTCTAAATCATAAACAAATTCATATATAGCATTACCCATACCACCAGACTCCCAAGTTATAGGTTTTCCTGATGTGTAATTTTGATTAGGTAACGTGCCTGAATTTACCATAGCTTTATATAACGTTGTCCCTGACTGAGTTTTTAACCTTATTAATTCAAGTGGCGACCAATCGTGATTGTCAAAACTTAAATCTTCTAATGCTCCTATTTCAATATTCCAACCTGGCGGAGGTGCTACTGCCCTTAAATTCTGCATTTTTAAATGAATAAGATTTATTTGGTCTAAAATAGGTATAGCAGTTTCCATAATAGGAGTACCAACAATATCGCTTACGTGAATAGGCAACTGAACGTCCCTTGTTTTATAGTTAAAAGGAATATCAGACATTTTACCAAAACAAATTAAATCTTCCGTTCCGATAATCCATTTGCCCTCATAAACAGTCCGTATATCTTCGTAACCATCTAATTTTTCATCTTTACCCAACTTACCATAACTGTTTGTTCTAATATCTTTTTTCTCTGTTCCGTTTTTTCTTTTTGTTTTTATTTTGTAATTCCTATCAAAAGACTTTACAAAAAAATGAAACACAGGCACAGTAAAATCATCATATTTATAATAGCCACCTACTTGAATATTATAATCATCATCACTTCTTAACATATTATTACCAAACTTACCATTTATAGTTTTAGCAAGTTTATTAATCTTATCCTCGTCCCAACCTGTTTCCATTCTTATATCTACAATAGAATAATATTCTTGAACTCCTGCCCAAGCTGCTTTATGGTATTGTCCGTCCTTACAGTATTGTATTACAACATCATCAGGATTGATATATTTTAAATAACATTGTTGAGTTTCTTTATCCACATCGTCCATTAAAGCTATTTGATTTAATACAATAGCATCTTTTAAACAACGTCTTTTTATATCTTTTAAATTTGATTTAACATAAACAGCGTGGTTCATAATCTTTTCCATTGCTATTTCATATCTTAATTTAAAGCCACCTGCCATATCAAACATTTCTAACTCTTGCTCTGACTCTGGTATATATTCAGGCTTTTCTAACTCTAAGCCATTCATTTTGTCTATCGGCTCTAAATCTTTACCGAACTTACTCTCAAACCATAATTTAGCTTTTTCGTTTTCTTTTTCAAATCCTGAAAATTTATCAATAGCATTGACTATAATTTCGTGTTCGTTACTTTCAAATTTACCAATAATGTTTTTCACAAATTTAGGCATTGGCGATAATATTTTAGTAAAATCTACCGATAACCAACCTTCATTAAAAACTCTTTTTGTATTACTGTTATCATCAATAGCAGAAGGAACAGTCTGCGTATCATTCTGATTATTTAACAATATGCTTTTATATTGTTCAACATCTTGTTTGCCCTCAGCATAAGACCGATACAAAAGTATTTTTTCTGGCGACAATATACCGTTATTACCTCTTTGGTGCTGACCATAAATATATTTAGCCCAATTTAAGTGCCATTCCTCTGTTTTCTCTACATCGTGTCGAGGATATATATAATGACTTTTGTAATCGCCAACGCTTTCTAACATAACTTATTTTTTAAATCGCCTAAATATCACTATTGCAAATATAATACATTTTTATTTAATACCGTCTTTTGTTAAAATATTTTTTTTGATTATTTTTTACAGGCTCTACAGACATCTTTGGTTGCTTACTTCCTAAAAGACATCCTGCTGATGCTGTAAATACATCAAAATCTGTCATATAATCAATACCACCTATCTCTTGACACTCTTGTAATATCTCTATATGATTTTCTCTTAGTCCGTGTAATTTTAAATAATCACGCATACTGTTAAATAATTCTTGTTTAACTGCACCAACTGAATTAAATCCAGGATTTTTCTTAAACTTACCTGTTTTATAATCCCATTGATATTTCAAAAAACCACCATAACCTCTTTCCATAAAATGCCTTACTATATCATAAACATTTATTTCAGGAAACATTGAAGCTCCAAAATATCTACACATTTTTATCATATCTTCGCAAGCCTCTGACAAACCTGATGTACGGTTACGATATGTACATACAAATCTATGACTCTCCCATTGTGTTATATCTTTATTATCGTCATCTAATAATTTATCACGTTCCCAAAATACCGCACCACCAAAATTAGATAACCTTTTTCCTTCCGTCATATCGAACTTAAAAGGGTCTGCACTTGCTGTAAACAAATCAGGATACATAGGATATTTAACTCCATTCTTGATATACCACTTATTTGTTTGCGAAGGGTCTAAACGTAAACTTAACAACCATCTGCCGTTTTCATTCTCTTTCCATACTACATCGGAATCAATACCATCTACTTCAATAAAATCACCTCTTTGAGTTTTAGGTTCTGACATCTGTAATTCGCCTATTCTGTTTTCTATAATCTCCATCGGGAAGTCAGAATTTTTTGAAGGATTAATCCAACAATCTCTCCATCGCATAGGATATTGACGCTTTAATTCGTGTAAAGCATCAAAATCACCTTTCTCAATTAATAACTTTTGTTGATTTTCTAAATATGCTTTTGCTCCCTCTTTTTCGTTATAATCAAATTCTACAAATTTACTTTTTAAATATTTTAATTGTTCTTTAGTAGGTGCTGAAATTATTGACTCTCCATATTCCCCTACATATTGGTCAAGCCCCTCATAAGCAGGTAAAAATAAATTCACAAGCCCTGTTACTGTCGAACCATTATTATCTCTATCATACCAATCGCTATCCTTGCATAACTTAAAAAATTGTTTTCCGCCCTTTTCTTCCATCTCCTCTACTGTTGATGTATGTATAGCAAAACCGTGTATTAACGCACCATTAGCCTGCGATAAACAAGGCTTAACTTTACGCCATCTATCACTTACATCAATATCTTTCATTTTGCCCGCTTCATCACCGTGCCAAAAATATAATTTATAAGTATCATAAGCTCCTACCTCTGAACTTTTAAAACTTAATTCATTATTTAAACCAAAGTCTGTTATGATTTTACCACCCTGTTTTTTACTCCTATCGGGAGGACGCTTTAAACTTAATACTCCTTTAGGTTCTGTCGAACCATCGTGCATAGGTCTCCATATAAATAATAATCGTTTCCAGGGGGCTATAAGGTGAGTTAAATAAACCTCTCTTGCGTGAGACTCTGTCATTGACTGAATACCTGACTTTGCGTTTTGTAACAGCAACATTATACAGTAATTGATACATTGTGCTTTTGATGTTGCTCCCTCTCGTCTATGCTTAGGATAATTAAACCCCATTAACTTCCTATCTCTTTTTATAAATTCTGCAAACAAAAAAAACTTCCTGTCTCTATCCCTGTATTCAGGCAACCCAATATCAATATTCCAAAAATTGCAATAAAAATAATTCCAACCTGTTATATATGTTGGTTTGCCGTTTATAAACACCCAATATCCATTTATAAATCTATACCATTGTAACCTTATCCACTTAATTTCTTCTCTGTACTTCCTCTGATTATTGTCTATTTCCTCCCATATCTCCTCTACCGTCATACCTGAATTATTCAGGTCTATTAATCGTTCTGGTATTATTACTCGCTGAAATTTTTGCTTCTTTGGTCTTAGTCCAAAATTGTCTATGTAAATCCAATCTGGTGGTCTTGGTAATATAAATTTAATAGGTTGTAAGTCTATATCTTTCTCGTGGACTACCAACTGATAATCCGCATTACTATAACCCTCTACAACGTCCTTATATTTATCTTTTGCTTCTGCTAAATTCACGGCAACTCGTATTTAGGTTCTTCACTAAATCCTTCTAATGGGTCTTCTGACATTGACATTCTTTTTGCAATATCTTCAGGTCTTAATTCCAATCTCTTACTCTCTATATAAGCATAAAGGTCTGCTTTTAACTCTACACTTGTATCATTATTTAACATCTTGCGTTCTGTTATTTCAATCTGTTTCATATAATCCTGTACAAGCTGCAAGTTCTTTGCATCACCCGCCATAATATTGTTTAATTCTTTTTCATAACCTTGTAATAAAGCTACTAAATAACTAAAATGATGATTATTAAAAAAAGACAGATAACGTATTATCATTGCATTGATTTGCTTGTCTGCACAAATCATCACTTTTATAATATCATCTTTAAACCTGCTGTTCTCTTGTTCAAATCCTGCTTCTAATGCACAAAGAGTTTTACGCTTTACTAAGTCTTTAATCTTGTTAAATGGACTATTAAAGTCATACATCAAAATTATATAGCGAAGTAACTTGTTTTTGTCTTGTATCGTTTCTACTAAAAATTCGTTATGCTCTGTAAACCTTTTATACTTATAAAGTATATCTACTGTTTCAGGATATTTATGTACAGGTACTAATAAATTATTATATTCGCTTTCTTTAAAATGTAGCCTTTTCTCTATGGGTATAAGTGAGGATTTTTTTTCACTTTCGATATAGGCTATTTGCTTTTTTTTTAACGTCTTTTTGTCTGTTTTTTTTGCCATAAATATCTAATTAAAAAGCCCACTCCTGTCACCAAAAGTGGGCTTATTTTCGTAATATGAGTCTTTAGAGTATAGTGTAGTCGTAGATGTGTTTACCTATCTCAAGCACATCTGTAATAGTTTCTTGTATTTGATAAGTTGCCATACCAGCTTTTATTTTACCTGCTCGCAAATTACCATTAGCATCAAGCAACTCTACCCAAGTTCTCCAAATATCACCTGTTGTAAAGTTTTTTCCGTATGTTCTTACCCATAATAAAAAATATTCAGGGTGGAATAATTCTGTCATACTTGGTAATACCCAATAAACAGAGTCTGTCGAAGGATTTGTAGTCCAATTTGTAGTTCCTGCTGATATAGTTAAAGTATCCCCTGTATGCGACAATATTTTTCTGTATTGTCCAGCTCCAGTTCCTGAAGCAATATATACATACATTCCAACTAATTCACTCGCAACACCAAAACTTGCACCACTATCTGTTATTGTTGTTGAATTTCCCCCTGTTGCTGTTCCTTTAGCATAAGCCCAACGTGTACCTGCGGGACTTCCTGCGGTTACATCACGCATAACATACTGAATTACCTGTGGGGGAACTATACCTGAAAACATATTGTTCCAAGTTTGATAAACTCCATCATAGTTAGCAACGGTTAAATCGTAATATTCACGTATTGCAGGAGAATATATTTCATATTCACTTGTATTATCTAATGGAGCTGCTATCCAGTCAGGTGCATATTTAGTAGCTACAAGTGTAGAACCTACATAAGTCTTTATTCTTCCTACTTCACCAACACCTTTTCCTCCTGTGATTGATATAATCATATCAACATAAGTTCCTGTTACAGTACTTGCACCTGTGTTTAATGTTAATGTTGCAACATCACCTGCAGTTGCAGTATCGGCTGTTACAACAGTTCCTTTGCCTGCGGTTGTCATTGATGGTAACAAATCTGCTACTTGCTGATGGATAAATTGACCTGCCGTGTGAGTTTCTGCAACAGGAGTAAATATAAATATTTCATCATAAGTGTCAGCTACCAAAGCTGCGATTAAAGCATCAATAGCTGTTTTATCTAATCCCGCAATATCAGTAATTCTTTCGCCGGGATATTTCATCTTAAACAAAATAGTACTTATTACACTGCTTGGTAATGTCGAGTTATAAAATGCGATACGTGCCATAGTTTTAAATTTTATAAGTTATTTTGCAAATATAATAATATTTTTTCGTTTTGATACAAATTTTTAAAATTTTTTTTATTTTTTTTAAAAAGGCGGATTATCGTAATTGTACTTCTCTTTGTTTTCAGGCGGATTAAACTTTATAGAATTTAAGTATTCTCTATCGCTTATATCTCTTTCTATTTTTCCTTCACCTGTTAGCCAATTTGTATTGTCCCACTGTAAATTTACAGGCATACCATTAACATCTTCAATACACGAAAACCTCTCGTTATTCATATTATACTTAAATTTTGTTATCGTTCCCATTTTTCCTAAATGGCTCTCTCTTAATTTATATAATCTTAACCTGCTTATCATAGTATTAAAATCTGTGTAATAAGTTAAAATATAATCAGGCTTATCATACCAACAACTACTTCCCTTTATGTCATAAGGGGTTGGTTCGTCATACAACAAAGATTTTTTATCCTTAGTCATTTTTTTAGGGTGAGCTACAACAATAGCTAAAATGTTGTTATCTAAGGCAAAATTAGAAACTTTGTTGAGTTCATTACCAATATCGTCTGTATCACTTGACATTCCCTCTAATCTATTCCAGGGGTCTATAACAACTACTTTCAAACCTAAATTTTTAACTGCTTGTCCCGCTATGTCTAAAATATTATCTAAAGTTCTTTTTTCTGGTTGAATAAAATAAAAATTATCGTTCATATACTGCATAGCCATTTGATGTTCCTCTAAAGTCATTCTGTTTTCACCTCTAAAACGTTTGCCTATAAGTAACTGCTCTATCTTTGATACGTGTAGTTTTATCGGCTGACTTTCAGGGCTGAAATATCCTATCTTCCAACCTATATTAAAATTTGTTAATGTTGTTATATAATTCATTATCGTTGTCTTGCCGTGAGAGGGTATTGCTGTTATTACCATTAACCTGCCAAGTTCAAGCCTGAATTGTTCGTCTATGTATTTGTCGCCTATTCTAAATCCTTCTCCTATCCCATTTTCGTACATATCGTTCAACTCATCTTCAATATCCGATATTCTTATTATCCCTTCAATAGGGAATTTTTGTGCTTTGCTTATTGTGTTTAATAGCGGAATTTTTCCGTATTTTATTAAATATTCGTTAGCGTCTTTGCAATCTTCAAAATCAACCTTGTAGCAACGACCTGCACCAAAACGTCTTAATAATTCTTCTCTTAATTGTAGTCCCTTAGTATCGTTATCAGTAGCTAAATATACTTCCTCAATACCGTCAAACAAAGGCATATAGTTATCAAGATAATCAGTATTTGTATTTGCTCCATTTGGGACACTAACTGCGAAATTTATTCCGCTTTCGATATAGCTAAGGGCATCTATTTCTCCTTCGCAGATTATCATTTTTTTATTGCCTGTTTCTAATACGCTGTCAATGTTATACAAAATCTTTTCAGCATCTTTTACGAGTTTGAAATGCTTCCATGCTCTTTCGCAAGTTAGATTTAAGTCTTCAATTTGTTCCTGAGTTAAATTGTAATAATTAGAAATTTTTAGCATTAAATTTATTTCATTATTTAAAATTCTTTGCTTAAATGTTTCTAATATTTTATTTTCTAACTTTACTTTACCTCTTGAAACTTCTATATTAGGCTCTTCTTTTGTCGTTCTAAATTTTTTATTTCTTAAAACATTTTCGTAAAAATAATTAAACACAACACAGTTTTCTTCTTTTTCTGTTTGGGGCATCCACTCTTTTTCCTCTGTTACTCTCATTTTGTTTAAAGTCCCTTGACTTATTCCTCTACCCTCAAACCATTTTACTAATTTATCAGATAACTCTGTTTTGTTAGTCCATACAGGTTTAACGTAGTTTTTTCTTGCACCAATCTTACGCCATTTGTGTATATTGCCTGTCTTACCGCAATAATGACAATTATAAACGCCTGTTGTAATGTTCACAGACAAAGATTTATCTCTTTTGTTTGTTCTGTTTTCACGACAGAAAGGACAGATAGTTTTCATTTGCCCTGATACTTTGTTTTTTAAATCAAGTTTTAAGTAATTAAACTCAACTATTTCATACATTTGGTTGTTAAACATAATCGCTAAAATTATAGGGTTGGTATTCTTTCAAATTTAGGTAATCCGTTTTCTTTAAACAATTTTTCTAATGTTTCCCAATTTTCACTTTGTTTATGACATCTGTCGGGATAGTGAATATTATCACCAAAATTTCTATTGTCCCATATTTTCAAAGTCAAAAAATCTTCAGCACTTGCCATAAATTGTTTGTTTTCTAAACTTTTAATGTATTTTTCTATCGCACAGTCAATGATAAACTTTTTGATATACCACTGAAGTTTTTGCCACTCACGTATAATCACGTTTCTATCTTTGGTCTTTCGAGGATATACAGACATAAATTTTTCATAAGTATAGTTTGCCTCTGTTTTAATTTTATGCTCTAACGCAGGTGTTTTTTTGTCAGCAAGTATTAAATCAATATCGTCAGTATTAGGATTAAACTCTGATGTAGGTTTATATTCTTTGTCAGGATTAATCTGTTTGCCTCGATTTACAGTTTTAGGCAAACTAATATTTTCATTTTTTAAAAAAATTTCGTTATTAATATTTTTATTCTTTTCTTCTTTTAATTCTTTATTTCTTATATTCTTTATTTCTTTAGTTGTGGTCGTTTGTTGGTCGTTTGTTGGTCGTTTGTTGGTCGTTTGTTGGTCTGGTTGTTGGTCTGGTTGTTGGTCGTTTGTGTTTTCTATATTTTGGTAATTATCATATTTACAGACAGTTATAATACTATATTTGTTGGTCGTTTTAATGGTTATTTCGTTGGTCGTTTTTAGCTTATTTAATGAAGTTCGAATTTCTCTTTCTGAAAGGTTCAATGTTTTTGCGAGTTTCAGACGACCTGTTAATATTTGTCCCCTGTTAATTGTTATTCCTTGCCATTTTTTTGTTTCATAATTAGCAGTTAGCAATAAATAAATAAATAAACGAAATGTATTAGTATCATTAAACCATTCCCAATTTAATATTTGTCTATGTAATTTTATCCAACCTTCATTCATAATTATATAAATTAAAAAACCCATTAAAAAAGGGACAGCACAGAAAGGCGAC